AGAGATCGTTGCTTTATTTTCATAGCCACCATTGATAGCTTTGATCATTCCATACTCAATAGAATTTGCGCCTGCTGTTGTTTCACCAATCGATTTACCTTGGTACACGACATAAATATTATCGGTTCCCGATGCGGGTGCCGCTGTAAAACTTAAAGTAGTTCCGCCTGAAACAGTGTACGCGGAAAACGGATCTTGGCGCACGTTTCCAATAAATACTTCTATTTCATTGGTGTTGCCAACTGTTTGGGAAAGAACGAAATTGGTTGTAGAACCATCTCCAGAAAACTGAGATGCATTCATGGTGATCAAATTAGTTTTTGGTGAATTTCCTAAATATGCCATGTAATTCTCCTATGTGCTAATTGCATCTACTGCTCCAACGATGCAGTCAATCGATGATGCTGTATCGCTTTTCACGTACAACTCATCACCGCTTTCTAAAACTACTTTTGATCCTCCGTCAATTAATTCTAGCGAACCGCCTGAAATGATTGGAACTGTTTTAATTAAATAATAATCTGTTGCAGATCGTTTAATATATACATCTGCGTTCACGGTAGAACTAGTTGTATTAGCTAAACGAATACTAATTAAACAATCGTAACTATTTACTGCTGCAGCATTTAATACAGATACAGCTGTAGTTCCTATGTTTTGATTTAAATAATTTCTAAAATTTTGTGCCATAATTCTCCTATAATGCTATTGCCATCGCAACCGCAAATCCTTCGGATGCTCCTGTTGTTGGAGTTGCCCATTCAGGTGCAGTCGCTCCAGAGTTAACGGTTAAAACTTGATTCGCTGATCCAAGTGGTAATCTAGCTGGAATATTACTTGAAGAGGCATAGACAAGATCTCCTGATGCACTAGCAACCATATCAATAGTTTTACTTGCAGGAAAAGTACAAAATACTTCTTTAGTTCCTGAAGTAAAAGTTACTAAAGCATCTGAGTTAGAACTAGAGATAACAGAAGTTCTTTGTAAAGTTGTTGAAGCACTTAAAGTTCCAAGTCCAACTTCCCACTCTCCTTGTCCTGGATTTACGATAGAATAATAAGTGGTATTAGTAGTACCAACACCACTATTAAAAGATTCAAAATCTTGTACTGCACCAGCTAAGGTAAGACTACCTGTGCCTGTGGTAGTACTTGTTTCTTTAACTCTATCGTTAAGGACAAGTGCCATTCAGTTTCTCCCTAACTAATTCTTAATATCGCAGATGACGATGTAAATGCTGGGAATTGAATTGTAAATGTACCAGAAGTAGCTGTTTTATCACTTACGAAATCAAGTACAGCTACAGCAGCATTCGTAGTTGCTGAAGAACTGTTGTAAATCAAAGCTCCTCTTGCTGTAATAGTAACACCAGTAAAAGATAAGTCATTAAATGTACAAATAGCTGTTGATCCAGATAAAGAAGTAGAAGGATTGGGTTGTACCAATGCTCCTCCACCAGCACTGTATTGTCCAGATGATGGAACTTCTGATGAAGTTGTATAAGCTGTAGTAGAAGCACCTAATACTGCAGTACTAGTATATAGTGCTAATTTAAATTTATCTCCACCAAATTGAAATTCCATATCACCTTCAAGTAATTGCTTTTTGAAAGTGTTGCAAATTGCGTTTGTTGTAATTGCCATAATATATTCTCCTTAATTAATTTTGTTTCCTTACACAGTTTTGCTATTCGGAGATGGAGAAGGTATCACCATACGTGGTACTCCATCATCATACTCAGATCTTCTACGTTTACCCATTTGTTGAAGAGCAAAACCTTGTATATCATCATCATACTGCTTTTTGTAGAGATTGTATATATCTAAGGGACCTTTTAAGTAACTAAAAGCCTCTGTAAGCACTCCATGTAATAACATATTTTGAGCATAACTAGATAAATAAGTAGAATTAGATGCGGTAAAATGAGGAGGTGTTACTGTGTAATTTAATTGCACTTGATAAGCTGAATCTGGAGTAGGTGCAACTACCACATTGTATTCATCCCAATTCGCATAAAATTTTGGTACACCTTGAGCATTGTCTCCATTATATTCAGAAATAAAACTAGTGTCTCTTTTTTCCATCATAGTTCTAACACCACTAACAATAGTCTGCATAGAACGAATAGTTAAAAACTCTGCTGGCATCACTAAATATCTTTTACCTACGTTAAAAGAAGAGGTAGCATATTTTCTTACATCATCATAATCTACTTTAAAAGCAACATCTAATTCTATGTTGCGAATAAATTGATCTAGTAACGTATCTGATAATACATTAGCGTCTACTTCTGTATAATTTCTTACTTGAGTTAAAAAGTCTGTATAAGATATAGCCATTATGATATTACCACCGTTACTGAGTTTTGATTAAGTATAAGCTGTCTTTGTCTATTTTGATAGGCTCCGTTATCTGGAACCATTCCTGCAGAAGAAAAAGAAAATTCTCCTGGTAATGTTAAATCTACCACAGCCATACCGTTTCCACCAGAATCTGCTTCTACACCATTGATAAGTTCTGGTTGTTGAAAATCTTGAGAGCGTACATTAGCTAAAGCAATGGCATCTGCTTTATGATAAGGGGGATCTAGCTGTGGATGTTTAGGTTCATATTCAGAAATATGGACCCACGAACCTTGCCACTCTTTTACCATTTCCGTGTAAGGAAATGCTGCTCCTGAGCGGTCTGATATAGATAGTGATCGTTTTCCTCTTGCTTGATTTCCCATAATTAACCTGCTGGATAATAGTTTTGAGGTGAAATGTAAGAAGAAGTTCTTTGTCCATCTTCTTCTAGTGCTCTTATCATTTCATCTTCATATAATTGTTTTAATAATTGAATTCTCTCAGGAGCTATTTTTTGAGACATATAATAAGCTAGTCCTGCACACATTGCTGGCATAAATCTATATACGATGTCTGTAGTATTACTATAGGCTCCTGCATCTTCAATTCTTCCAATGTAATAATATTTTAAATAAGTATAAGTAGAAGCATCGGGTGCTTGGTATAAATAAATTTGTGGTGTAGTTTGTCTTGAAATATAATATTGTGAAGGTTGTCCTGTAGCTCCTTTATTAGGGAGTGCAGCATAAGCAGAACGATCTATTTTAGTTAAAGATACATCTTGAGTTGATGAAGTAACACCAGAAGTAGTAGAAATATATGCTTCTAATATATCGTTACAATCACTAGGAGCAGCATATTGCAAAGTTCCAGCTGTTAAGGCTTGTGTTTGTAAAGTTACTTTCCATAAATGAACACCTCTGTTGCCCCAGTCTGCAAATAATAAATTTAAACTTCTTCTAGCCGATCTTAAATCGTTACCAGAATTAGTTCTTGCACCACAACGTTCATAGGCTTCATCTATGACCTCATCTATGGTAAGGTTAAATGATGTAGTTCCAGAAGTTGCCATAAATCATGACCTACTTCTTTTTAGGTTTTTTAGAATCTTTTTTTGAACCTACTTTACCAGTAAGTTTGTAATTCTTTTTGCCGCCACCCATTGGATATACCATAAAATACTCCTTTAATTTTTATTGTTAAGTATACGCTTATAATACCATTTATTTGACTAAATCTCTATAATAGTCAGAGTTTATATTCTTACTAACTTTCTTTGAATTCTTTGTTTTCTTAACTTTTTTCGTTTTAGAATTACCTAATCCTGGTTCTAATTGCCTGGCCATTTGAGATCTAGATATTACCATGGTTTATATACTACCTTATCTTCTACTTTTATTGCTCGTAAAGATTGGTTTCTATTTTCATCACTGTTCCACGATACATGGACCCAGCCACTATCGGGCTCACCATCTCGATAAAATTCGAGAATTAATTGATCAAATTCTAAATTATCTTTTATCCATTGTGCTAATTCTTTATTGTCCACGCCTACCACTTCTATATCTGCCGCCTTACCTTCGGTATGCTGAGATTTAATACTAGAACCTATAGCAATACACAGCTCTCCAGATCTATATCCAGATGAAATAATAACAGGAGCATCAAAATGAGAACGAATAGGTTGTAATACATTTACACATAATGCTTTAAGGTTATCAATATGCGCTGGAGAAGGATTATTAGATAATCCTTTTCTTTCCGCTGTTTGGGACTTAACTAATTCACTTAATTGAAAGTTTGCCGATAGTTTCATTTTATAAAGTATATTTAAATGGATTAAGATGTTCTATGTCCTTATTAATTTCTTTATTAAGTCTATTACATTTACAATCCTTTAACAATAGACAGAAGCCTCTACAAACCCAGTAAATACAATATCTCATTTCTTTATTTTTGATAAGGCTTTAGCGATATTATCTATTTTGTTAGGATATGTTTCTTTTTTTGTACAACTAAGCGACATTAAAAAACAAAAAAGAATAATTACCCATATAATGGGTATGCTATACTTTGGTTTTATTTTCATGGATTACCTGCATTTCCATCTTCGTCTAGCTTGCCTTAATCTTGAATTAGGATCTTTAGCTGCTTTGGGAAACATTTTCATTTGTCCCGCACTTCTAGCGCAAAAAGATTTTCTTCTTGCTGCACGTTTTGGCCCAGGTTTATCTTCGGTAACTGCTGTCTTTAATTTAGATCCTGGATTTTTTCTTCTGTAAGCCATAACTCCAGCTTGAGTCATTCCTGCTCCAGCTTTAGTGGATCTAAAGTTTTTTTTATTTCTAGGAGGCATCCCTCCTTTAGCTGCTTTTACTGATTGTACTTTTGTTTCTTCTACGTATTCTTGTAGCTGTCCACCATTTTTAGAATTAGGTAATGTTGAAATATTAGCATAATTATCCAAGATACTACCTGGTACAGCAAAAGGATTTCTAGCCATTTAGATTACGGCTGTTGAGATACTAAGCCTGATCCTGAATATTTATCTGTAAATACAGTATATGCTGCTATATTTGTTTTAGTATGGCAGTAAATACCTTGTGGAAAAACAATTCCATCTTCTGGAAGATTTAAAGTATACACATCATTGTTTGGAATATCTACAGTTAATAATATAGTACCAGTACTTGATCCAGTTGATAATGAAAGAACTCCTGCTCCTACTCCATCTGAAGCAACAGAAATAGCTCTTAGTCTAATTGAAGGTGCAACGATTGCCGTAGCTCCTGGAGCTGCGTTTGATCTCGTTGCTTGAATATCACATTTAAATCCCATAATTCCTCTATTGTATATTTAAATTGTGGGGACGTAAATACGTCCCCACAAAAGTCTTATTGATTACGCTCCTGGCGAACCGAAGATTCCTCTAGGATCAGACCAACCGAAGCTGTATCTTTCTCTAGCTTTAAATCTAACGTTTCCAGTATCAAAATCACCTTCAATAGCAGTTTTAATAGCGCTTCTTACAAAGTGCTTCATGCCATTTGGTGCATCAGTCATGATAAAGAAAGCATCAGTGTCAGTCAAGAAATGATTAACTCTGTAACCTTCTGGTACCATGCCCATGTTCATCATCGCGTTGATATCGTTTTTAGCGAACGCGTTTGATCCACCAGGTGTAGTTGATAGAGGAGATTTTAAGATTCTCTCAGCAGTAAATTGCAATTCTTTTGGAATTACCAATTTTCTGCCCATAGTAGCAATCTTTAATCCTCTTTCGTCAACAAATGCTGCGATGTCAATCAGAGACTGCTCTAAAGAAGTTTCTGATAAGTCAGCTGCTGTAGACAATTGGTTTCTAAAAGTTCCACCATTAGCAAGTGGGTGATCAGAAGCTAATAAAGCTTTTCCGTCACCACCTGGGTATGATGAACTAAAACCATTGTTTAGTACATTAGCCGCAGTGATTTGTTTAGTTTGAGACATTGAACGAGCAAGTGCTCTAGTATATCTAGATGCTAATCTGTCGTACAAGTTAT